TTTTAAGACACTTAACTTAATAACTATATTTATATTCTTTTCTTCAATCTTTTTGATGTTCCAAATAGTATTCTCGTTTTTACTATCTTTTAAAACATAATCCGGATTATTCACTGCTTCTATGTAATTATTTTTAAGTATATCTACAACTTCAGGATGTCTTTCTTTTATATGTTCTAATCTTTCATCTCTCAGAATAACTTCGTTACCATTTAGCTTACCGAATTCCTTTTCAAGTACGTTCATGACATCTGCACTTAACTTACTTCTTGCAAAAACACCATCACTTTCATTGTTCTGTAATTCCTCCTTTGGTGTTTCGTTAACTGAATCAGATCCAATATCAACATACTCGTATGGTACAGTAGTACTTCTGCAATTCGGATGCATCGGTGGATAATTTTCCCCTTCCGTTGCATTTTCCGTTTTAAATACTTCCCCGTTAAGATCCGAACAGGTGTGACTTGTCCTGCTATCCAGTATCGCCAAAAACTGATATTTAACAACTCCAGCATCTGTGTATCCCATAAGCGTTGCCTGATTCTGAATGTAGTTTGTCTCGGTTCTTACTAACCTTTCAGCATTTTTATAACTTGTCTCAAACTTTTTAGCTATATTTTGTGACATAGTTCTATAGTTGATACCTTTATTCAGGCCAATAAGCACTTCATTTTTTATTGCTTTCGCCAAATTGTCAGTATTACTCCATATTCTGCTTGAATAGTTTGATCCGCTCCATTCCTGTTCCAGTGCCATCTTTACTGTACCGCTGCTGATTACACCTTTTTTAAAATTCAGATCCTCAGTAAGTGATGTGTAAGTATCGTTATAGACCTCAGTTAATGTATCCGTCACTTTATTATTGATTTTCTCCCCAGCCTGTATAAGTTCATAGTCAATACCGGCTTTTAAACTGTCCAGTCGACTGATACGGCTCCTGTATGCCAGTGTTTCAAGTTCAACCGACAGTTTCCTGAATTCAACAGGATTAGTTTTTTTTAACCTTTCAATTTCCTTTACATATTTCCCAATATCGTACCTCCATTGTTTATATTCACTGCCACGAAGCAGTGTACTTGCCTGAATCTTGTCAACACCTAACTTTTTTAACTCACCCTGGTATCTGCCATAAAGCTGTGCTATTTTATCATCTATTTCCTTTTTACTTTCCTTAAGTATTTTTACATACTCCTCATATACCTGACTGCCCTTATTGAACGATAACTCTTCTCTTGCGAGCTGTCTTTTCTCCCAATATTCTTTATTATTCATTTGCTAACCCCTTATATTCCAGAGGCTGTTCGGTCTGATTTTCTTTTTCAATCTTCTTCAGTTCCGCTTCAGTATCTTCAATGAAAGGTAACAGTGAGATTAGACTTTCCTGCGATACGACTCCGTGTAGATTTGTTATGACGTTGGAAAGCTCAACTAAGTTTTCAGGAGTATTTCTCGTAAATATTTTCTGAATGTCCAGCGGTACCAGATTCAAATTAAAATAGTCTAAAATTAATTCCAATCTTTCGTTCAATGCTTTTTTAAAGTACATTTCTTTTTGTGCCGATAACTGCTCCAGTGCTAACAGTTTATACCCTAACGCAACCCCTGAACTGTTCCCTGCAAACTGTTCATCTTGCATATCAGGTATGAAAGAAAATTTGTGTATGTCCTGATTTAATCTATTTTTATTGTTTTGGGAATATGTATCATTTACATTTTTTATCAGCCATTTAGCATCTCCGTTTTCTCCCAAAAGCATCACTTTATTTTTTTTCAGACTTTTTATATCCTCTTCATCTGTTCCCTGCATGTTAGTCAGTACAAGGATTGCATCCGTGAAGTCCTTCATGTCATCCAATGATGTTGACACCGCTTCATTATATCCGTCAATCAATGTGATTACTTTTTCAAAATCTCCCAGTTTCCGCTTGTTGTTAGCAAATTCAATAAGCGGTACCCTGTTAAATCCATGCAGTTTGGTTTCTCCCTGTACCTGAGGTGTCAACACAATCCCTTTATAATCCATCACGGAAGTGAATGTGCTGGCAGTCACGGTTTTTTCGTCGTAAATCTCCAAAGTATATACATACTCGTTATTTTCGTTTTTCTCTCTGCTCCAACGGACTGCATATTTAATATTTTTATCTATCGTATTATCCCTTATGACAAATACATCCCGGGGATCCAATGCCTTAAAGTTTATCGTGTTATCTATGTTTTTATACCACAGCTCATATGAGCATCCAAAAATTGAACAGTTTTCCGCATGTTCAAAGTTACATTGCTGTTCTTCCTCCGTAGCTAAGTATTTTCCCACCATTTCGTATTCGTTTATCAGATTTTCCTTTAACAGCTTATAATTTATATTTTTCCCGATAAAATAAGCTGTCGCTATTGTTGTTATGTAGCTCGGAAAATTGTGGACTATCTTACTGTCCTGTTTTTCCTTAAGCCTATCCTGTTTTTCCAGTATTTTATGTTTCCCTGTATAGTAATCCTCCAGTTTCTGCAATCTCGTCAATCTGTTCGCTAAAAAGTCCCATAATGCTTTTTCCAGTACTGTTATTTGCACTTATCTCACCCCCAGTATATTTTTATTAATCGTAGTCATACGGTTATTTCTCATGTAATCCTCAAGTGCGTATCTCATGGCATCCATCAGATGGTTATAATCATCTACCGGCTTATTAACTGTTTCACCGAATTTATCTTTATCCCAGCTGTAATTACTTATTTCGGTTATAAAATTAACACATCTGGGATGAATGTAAATTTTAAAATCCTGGATAAACTGTATCCCCGCATTAACACTATCTTTACCTTTCCTTGAAGCTTTTATCCTTATAAGTCCTAAACCTCTCAAATGTTCTATGCTCTTTGGTTCCTCACTATCGGCAGTTATTATTTCTTTTCTAAAACCTAGTTTTTCTATACTGGTGTAAATAGTTGTGTTTTGCATTCTTTTTTCGTATATTTCATCAAAAACATAAATTTCTTTTTGTTCCATATCCACTATCCCACAAAAAAAAGCAGCAGGGTCATTGGTATAACCAAAATCTAGCCCAAATACTGCATTCGCCTTTCTTCTTTTATTTAAAATTTCTCTCCAGTCAAATTCCTTTTCTTCCCAGTTCTCATATACCAGTCCTTCAACTATTCCCCAGTTCCCAAGCCCTGCAACCTGATAACGCCGTGGATTGTTTTTCTTCATGTCCTCAAACAGCTTTTTATCGCTTTCGTCAAGCCATTCGTTGCACATGTAGTTCGTTGTCTTTGCCATTATGTTTTCATCTTCGACATCAAAAAATCTCTTCTTAAGCCAGTGCCGTTCATTCCAAGGGTTGAAAGTAATTGTTATCTGTTTGAATAAAGGCTCTTCCACTACTCCTCTTATACTCTCGTCGAGCATATTAAAATCTTGTTCCCTGTTTATCTCATAAGCCTCTTCAACCCATGCCCAACATAAATTTCCAGTTTCAACTGTTATTGAAGTAACTTTAAGCGGATCATCCAGACCTCTGAATAGGATTTTTTGTCCCGTTGGAATATAGATAATTTCAAGTGGACTTTCTTTGATACTCCAGTAGTCGTTTACCTGAAGTTTGTTTATTGCCCATTTCAAATCTGCAAAGCAGCTATCTTTTAAAGTTCTATATACTTTTCTTATAACTAATAAGTTAGAACCAGGATATTTCATTAGTGCAAAAATAAAAAAAAGAGCAGTTGTTTTGCTCTTCTTACTTGCCCTTGACCCTTTCACAACTTTATATCTGCCCTTGAAATTCCAAAAATCCTTGTATCCTTTTCCGACTACTTCAGGCAGTCTGATCTTCTTACTCTTCAAGTTCGCTTTCACCTACAATCATGACTGGAATAACCCCTTCAACTTCAACTTTATCAGTATATAGCCTATATCTTTTACCTAAAAGTTCGGCCGCTTTCAGTCTATCTTTTAAATCTGCATTTTTAACTATTTTTTCTGTTACTGATTTTCCAAACCCTCCTACTACAACTTCTTCGGTTACTTCTCCTCTTAAAGTTGCAGTTAAGAATTCAAGTATTTCCTCAGCTTTTGCTATTCTGTTATTTGCAATTTCTTCTGTTATTTTTTCTATGTATTTTGAAACGTTAGTATTTTTTAGTAATTTATCAGCATTTACTCCTGCATATTTCTCTTTGTACCCAGCCTTTATTGCGGATTCAGTAGCATTTCCACTAGCTACATAATATTCACAAAAAGCTTTCTGTCTTGCATTTAATTTCAATGCTACTTCACCTCATTTCTTGTAAATAAAAAAAGACAGCTCTTATACTGCCTTTGGTAGTCAGGTGTATAGTTTGCAAAACTCACCTCGACAAAGTTATCTCAAATTCTAAAACCTCATTTTATCATATTATAACATATTAAAAAT